TAATGCTTGCAGATATGGAAGCAATTGTTTCTAATAACGTTAATGAATTTGAAACAGTTACTGACCACTATCCAGTACCTAAACGACAGGCTGTACTTAAACTTGGTAAGGATAATGAGAACCAAGTTATCGGTGTAGTCGGTGATAAGTACAAGATTGTGCAGAACATGGAAGTATTTAGTGCGCTAGATACACTAGTAGATTCAGGTGATGCACGATATACAGCAGCAGGTGAGTACAATAATGGTGCTAACATCTGGATGGTAATGGAACTACCAGTCGGAGTACAGGTAGCCAATGACCCACATGCTGCGTTCTTACTAGTCCAATCATCACACGATGGTTCATGTGCAGTACGTATCCGCCCAATCATTGAGCGTTTATTCTGCATGAATCAAATCAACCGCATCATCAAGGGTAAGCATAAGAATGATTACACCTATGTTATGAAGCACACTACTAACTCTGAGTTGTCGGTCAATGACATCCGCAATATCACGCAGTTAACTTATGATTCTATCCAGCAATATGAAACAATTGCTGGCACATTACTAGAGCGTAAGGTAGATGACCGTCAGGTACGTAACATCTTCAAGGCTGTATGGGCATTGCCTTCAGAAGTAGAAGATGCACCTGAACATCTATTGTCACAAGGACAACGCCGTCAACGTACCATTGCACTCAATGGTCGTGACTCTGCATGGAATATCTACAGCCAATCACCTACACAGGAAAACATTAGAGGCACAGCCTTTGGTGCATGGCAGGCAGTAGTAGAACATGCAGACCATTACGCTTCTGGTGGCGCTGACCGACGTGCCATCGCCACCATCAGTGGACGCAATGACCGCATCAAGGATAAAGCATTGGACTTAATCCTTGCCTAACTTTCCACATACATGGATATGAATCCATACACGTGGATGCGTGACATCATCACCAGATGGTGGACGGAACATGGGTGGTCCCGCCATGTACGCACACGGGACACACACAAACAACGAGAGGGAAACATGAACACAATCGAAGTAACAACAGACAATAATGTAGTAAACTATACCGAGATGGAAGTAAAACGATTCATCGAGAGAGCGGGACAACTAAGTGACATTAAGTATAAAGTACGTGACTTTTTCAGTGAACTCGAATGGTCTAGTGGCGAAGCAACAATTACTAGAAGTGAAGTCAACGAGTTGCTCAAGTCAATTCAATGCGACCTCATCAGAGCAGAATATAAAGCAACTGTTACAATTACTGCTTACGTTACAGGATACGCAGCCGAAGACGAAGATGACGCAAGCAACTGTATTGCAGACGACATCGAAGTAAGTATTGGTTCATCTGCAGATATAAGTGTAGATAACATTGAAGTTGACGACATCGAAGAAGAATAGTCAATGATGAAAGAATGTCTTATATGTGGAGCAGAACCTACACATCATGATGGCATAACATACAGAGCAATATGTTGTGAATGTTGGGGGGATTGTAGTCATGACATCAAATAAACAAGAGTGGAAATGCGCTGATTGTGGGGCTACTACTACTGACCCAGACCATAGGTTAATAGTATATTTCCATGCTAACTGCCCAGCAAGGGACAGATAATGACTAGTGCATACGTGCCGTATAACGGTACTGCTGGCTGGTCAGGTACGGATACATCTAAGCAGAGAGCGCTAGATAACATCCACTCTGGTAGGGAATTAAACAACCAGCAATTAGCGTTAGCATATTTAAAACAAGCAGGTGAACTAGGGCTAACCTGGAAAGAGTTAGCCACAACAACAGGCTGGCATCACGGTACTACTAGTGGTATCCTTTCAGTATTGCATCAGTCAGGTGCAATCATACGATTGTATACAACTCGTAACAGATGCAAAGTATACGTTCATCAAAACTATAAAGATGCTTACAATAAATATGAGACGTATAAGAAACGAGAAAAACCTTGCCCACATTGTGGGCTAGACATCAACGCATAGCCGTCACCTATGCTAAGATGGGGACAACCAGTGGGCGGTAGGTTTTGGCTCTCTCCTTGTCCTACCCCCGCTGGTTCTTTAATCAAAGGAGAAGTATGTCGGAAGTAGAAATTCCTAGAGATAGATACGGTAGACCAATGGTTGTGCCACCTAAAGGTGGTAAACCAATACCATACACACGCACTACTACAGTTGCAGGTTCATTAGATGATGGCACTGCATTAGTAGCATGGAAGTTACGTATGGCAGCAGCAGGTTTAACATTGCGACCTGACCTGTTGCTTGCTGCATCAGCACAACGTGACAACAAGTTGGAGATGGACAAGTTAGTTGAAGATGCAATGGAAGCAGCAGGTGCTACCAAGCAGGCTACAATTGGCACAGCCATACATACACTTACCGAAAAACATGATAGAGGTCAGGACTTAGGTGTTATACCAGAGGATTATGTTGCCGACATACAAGCATATGCTGATGCAACTAAAGACTTTGAAAATGTAAACATCGAACAGTTCTGCGTTTTAGATAAGTACAAGATAGCAGGAACACCAGACCGCATAGTTAGATACAAAGGTGAACTGTTTATCTCTGACTTAAAAACAGGCAGCATTTCTTATCCTAATAAGATAGCGATGCAACTAGCAGTGTATGCACACGGCTTGCCGTATGACCCTGCTACGGCAACCCGTGGCAGTTGGGGTGATGTTAATCAAGATAGAGGAATCATCGTCCACCTACCAGCAGGTTCAGGTAAATGCGAATTACATTTCGTTGATATCAAAGAAGGTTGGAAGGGTATACAATTAGCGATGAAGGTGAGAGCCTTCAGAGACACCAAGAAAAATATAGTCACATCAATCAAGGAGTAGTATGTCATCAACAGAAGCACCGATTAGCATTACTGCTAAGACAGCAGCAGGTACTCTTGTTACCTTGCGTGCAGAAACAGCAGAAGAACTAGGCAATCTAGTTGCACAAGGTATCTTTGCAATTGCAGATGCAGTTAAAGAGATTGAACTAAATGTACGTGGAGCAGGTAATGCTGCAGTACCACCGTCACCAGTAGTTGGCATGATTGCTAACACGCTAGGCGGTACAGTAATCAGCGAGACACCAGCACCAGCAGGTGGTGGAACAGGTCAACGTATGTGTCCTCATGGCACAATGACACGTATCCATGGACTAACAGGTAAGTTCGGTCCATACAAGGGTCACTTCTGTCCAGCACAGCAAGGCGACCCAACAAAGTGTACGACTCAGTATGTTAAGCAGAACCAACCTGAGTGGCACACATTCCAGCCTGACCAAACAAAGGGATAAATGAAAACATTACGCCGTAGTATCGGCAAGCCAGAGGTGGGGGGAGAACCATTACCCCCACCTTTTCAGGCTTTCCAGCGAGAAGGAATCATTCTGCGTAGAGCAGAAGTTACCGTCATAGCAGGTACTCCAGGCGCAGGTAAGTCATCTATTGCATTGCATATCGCAGCAAGACTAAAACAACCAACATTATATTTCTCTGCTGATACCAATGCACATACAATGGCAATGCGTTTGCTTGCTATGAAGGCTAAGATTACTCAGGCTCATGCTGAGTACATGCTCAAGACAGACCCATATAAAGCAGAAGCACTCCTTCGTGAGTTCAGTAATCTTTATTGGTCGTTTGAGCCTAGCCCTACTCTTAAGGATTTAGATGAAGAAGTATCTGCATTTGAAACCATGTGGGGTAGAAGCCCAACTCTTATAGTTGTAGATAACCTTATGGATATTGCAATTGACGGGCATGAAGAGTTTGCTGGTATGCGACAAGTTATGAAAGAGTTAAAGTATCTTGCACGTGATACCAACGCAGCAGTATAGTTCTGCATCATACACAGGAAGGTGCACAGGGTTATCCTTGTCAGCCACGCTCTGCTTTGCAGGGCAAGGTAGCACAGATTCCTGCTATGGTTTTAACTGTAGGTCAGATGATGCAGGGGCAAGATGCATACTTGTGTGTAGCCGCTGTTAAGAATCGCTATGGTAAAGCAGACCACACAGGTGCTACTTATCTTTCATTATCATTTGAGCCTGGCTCTATGTATCTTGAAGATGTAGTACGTGATTACAGACAGGTAGAGATGACAGTATGAGTAGTGCAGCCAAAGCCAAAGGCTCAGGAGCCGAGCGAGATGTAGTCAAGTATCTCAAGCAATGGTTCCCTTAT